CTGGCATAGGTGCCAGGGGGTAGACTCTTCCCAGTCCACCAAGGAGTTGAGCTATGTCGCGGACACGAACTAGGATTATGCCGAGCGCTAACTTTTGGATGTGGGGTTACCCCTATCCAACTAACGTTGTTAAGATTCCGGACTTTATGCCCGATCTTATTTACAGCGGTTTGCGCAAGGATTATAACGCCTATTCGTGTCTGTCCGACAATGTCTCGACAGTAAGTCCGCCTCCTTTCAATGCGTGTTCCCACACGCGCTACCTGGCGGCAACTTTCGGGGGTTCGACGGAGTATTCCTTTTCTCCGCCGACTCCTCCGTTAGCTGTTCAGGTAAACGGGGGGCTGTGCTACGAAGCACCTTCTGTCCCTTCGTCCGGCTATAACTGGGCGGGGATGATAGACGAGCTCGCTTCGAGATTGGATGGAAAGATTACGGGAAGTTGTGCAGCTTTGGTAACTCTTCGTGAGTTGGCCCAAACTGTCGCAATGATCCGGAACCCTTTCAATTTGCTTAAAGCTGACTGGAGAGTAGCTTCACAAGCTTTCTCCGCCAGTCGCCTCGCCAAAAAGGCGGCAAATATCTGGCTCGAAGGTCTTTATGGCTGGAAATCTCTGTACACCGATGTTAGCTCTGTTTCACAGGCTAGCGCAGGATACATTGACTCCCTCCGAAATGAAGACCTCCAGGTATCCAATCTTCAGCGGTTATCTACTTCCCAAGTAGTAACCGGTACACGTGCAAACGTGTATGCAGGCACCATCACCTCTGACTCAGCTTGGTCAAACCAGCTGAGAAAACCGATTGATCTTCAATTTAACGATCCGTCGGTGCGTATCCTTGATATTCGTTACAAGGGTACTGCGAGGGTTTCTTGCCAGCAGCTGGTCCAACAAGAGCACGGTTTACGCTGGATGCGTAAATTGGCGCAATATGGAGGATTCAGTAACTGGCGAGAGTTGCGAGACGTCCTTTGGGAGATAACTCCATTCTCGTTCGTAGTCGATTGGTTCATCGACACACGAGGCCTATGGAGCACTCTCAATTTAGATCGTCTGCATCAAGCTGATGTGCGGAGATTTGGTTATTCAACCAAAACCGAGACATGGTTTCGTGCCGAGGCTTTACAGTCTTGGAATTACGCAACCTATCGTATTCCCAATGATACTAGATGGAGATATAAAACTCCAACGACGTATTCTGGGAGTCTCGTTTATCCGTCCACTTCAGCCGGCTGTACGACTTATTATAGTCGCACGCCTGGTGACCCGCCTGCGCAGAGTTTCTACAATCGATTCTCTGCGGCTGGACTGTCCGTTTCACAAATGGCTTCAGGTATCAGCCTGATTGCTCAACGAACCTTTTAAAACAGAAGGGGGCCAGTATGGCTTCATCAACGCTTGCTCCGTATCGGAACAACGCAAACCAAGTGACTTTTAACTTGGTGTCGTCTTCGGTTGAAGGCTCGCTTTGGCGAGTTAGCGGCCGGAGTATTGCTACTCCTTATGGTCTTGAACTCAAAAGGAAGATTAATCCTGGAAAGTCCAATGACCACGTTCAGGCGCGGGTTTTCTGCACTGAACGGAACGCTTCTACAAGCGTTCTCGCTACCGCTCAGATATCGCTTGATATCAGTATCCCGAAGGATAATAGTATCCTAACGAATGCTGCGATCATCGATATGCTGGGTGTCTGCGCTTCTCTGTTAAATGAGAACGTAGCAAACAATGCGGGCGTAACCAGTCGAACGGCCCTCGTAGAGGGTCGCGATCTGTGACGCTGCTACCTTCAGGTAGTCCGTGGGATGTTCCCACGGAGTACGGAGCTTGATGAAACTTAACAGCCATAACTGGCAGAAAGGAGACTATCATGGAAACATATAGCTCTCTAACCCTTCAAGCTTATTCGGCTATCCTTCGTGATATCGAAGACATCCAGAAAAGACAGCCCGGATCTCTGTCATATGAGAGACGGTATCTGCAACAGCAGGATTTTCCAGCTTTCATCATTCCGATGTCTAAGCTAGGAAAGGCTGTCGAGACGTCCCTTATAACAGGTACTAAGCTTGTTGTACCGGACGTGTTCCCGCTCATGGAAGGTTCTAACCTTCCCCGATTCTGTTTCGATCTTTTCGTTACCATCTTTTCGTTGGATGGTATCCCGAACTATATGTTCAATGGGGATCGAACGATCGACTCTGACGGTAAGACTGATAGAGCGACAGTTCCTATCGGCAACGCCGATACTGTCTTCTTGCTCCGTCAGCTCTTACTTCTCTTTTCCAAGGCTGAGGACATCCCTATTACTTGGGATGCTCAAACCGAAGAGAGAGAATTCGTTCGTCGTGTCACGATGGAGCGAAAATTCGCTCCCATCATCATGACGAGCGTCTTGTCTGTTGCTCGAAATCTTCTAAGCAGGCTGCTCCTCCCCGATGGGGAGTTGCATCCGCTGCTTGACGAGTGGCAGAAACAGCCGTGGGGCCGCCATGGCCCCGGCGCTGTCGCCGGAGGTGAGAGGGGAAAGGGTAAATGGGACTTTGTTGTAGACTGTTTACGTCTACCACGTCTCCTATACACCGACACGTATGGCGAACTCATCGGTACAACCGGTGAACCCTCGTTTACGAGTCGGATGTGCTTGGTACCGAAAGATTTTCGCGGTCCAAGGATTATCTGTATTGAGCCTAAAGAGCTCCAGTTCGCCCAACAAGGGTTAGCTGATATTGTTGTACAGATAATTGAGTCGTCCCATTTGACACGGAGACACATCAATATTGGACGCCAGGACTTGTCTTTCAACATGTCCAAGAGTTTGGCGTTCGCTACTATTGATTTGAAGGATGCTAGTGATAGCATTTCTTTAAAACTCCTTAAGGTATTACTACCAAAAGAAGTTTTCTCCGTGTTCACGCGTTTTCGCTCAAGTCGAATTCGACTGCCGTCCGGGGATGAAATCCCGAAGTATCAGACTGCCTTCACTATGGGCAATGCCCTGTGTTTCCCTTTGGAGACACTAGTGTTTTGGAGTCTGGCGGCAGCTACGATCCTTTTGCGATCTCCATACAAGGTACCTACCGACAGTGACGTCACCGATTCAAGGGTCTCTAGTCTCAAGATTAGAGTCTTTGGCGATGATATCATTGTGCCGTGCGAGTACTTTGATGGTGTAACGCGTTCCCTTCGTGGTGCTGGACTGATCGTGAATAACGAAAAGTCCTGTTGCCGCACGTTTGTACGTGAGGCATGTGGATCTTGGTGGTATGGATCCCGTGATGTACGGGTCACCAAGCTCAAGCAATCCAAGCTTGAGGATCTTCGAGCGTGGACATCGTTCTACGACGTAATCCCGAAACAGAGGGAGAGTGGCATGTTTAACCTTGCCAGCGTATTAGAACACGCCTGTGATCAGATCTATCCGACACCGAGGTACCTCCTTTCTGGGGGTGCGGACGTTAGGAAAGATGAAGAATTTCATCGCTACATACGGTATGGCCAGTCGTATCAACGAATGGAGTACCGTATGCCGGTCTGTGAAGAGGCTCACACACACGAGTTGCCGGGGAGGATAGGCTTGACAGCCTACTACAACCGGTCAGCTACGCGCGTCCTGTATCGCCGTGCGCAATGCAAAATTAAATACAGGTGGGTGGCCTTATAAGCCACCGAAGGGGGCGGTTGTTCCGCTGGGCTTCGGTCCGGCGTCTCCGC